TCACAGGAGCAATCACAAGTATTTTTGGAACTGCATTAGATTGGTTCAGTAGTTTATTTGATATTGATTTTGGAAACATACTGCGTAAGATTCCTGGATTGGGTAAAGTTCTCGATTTCTTGGGATTTGGAGGTGACGAACCTACAGAAGAACAAGCGACTGCTAGTGCATCACAGAAAATCAAAACAACTGGCGCTGTACCTGATGCTGAAACAGTTGCAAAAGCTGTAAATGTTGAAGAAGCAATCAAATCTGGTGACACTAGCAAACAGTATACTGAAATGGCTGGTGAATTTAAGTCCAAAGATGGAGCCACAAGTAGTCCAGCAGACAGTTTAGCGATGTTAAATAGTAATATAGTAAAAATGTTGGATGTGCAAAACAACCAGCTTAGGGCCATAAGAAGTTTAAATGGTAACTTACAGGCCTAATAGGAAATGATATGAGTTGGAAAAGATATTTTACACCTGTAGATGATGATGGAACAAGAAGTCCACTGAGTGCTACAGGATCTCAACCTGGACCAGCTAGGACAAATTATTCTAGCTTTTTACCAGACGTATATACCGGTGCACCTAATAGAGTTGAAAGATACGGACAATATAATGTTATGGATCAAGACTCTGAAGTAAATGCGGCACTTGATATACTTGCAGAATTTTGCACACAAATGAATGCACAAAATAGAACTAGTTTTAATTTAGACTTCAAACAAACAGCAACTAATTCAGAAATTAAAGTTTTAGAACAATACCTACAACAATGGACAAAATTAAACACTTTTGAAACACGCATGTTTAAAATTGTGCGTAACGTTTTCAAATTTGGTGATGCATTTTTTATCAGAGATCCAGAAACAAAAAAATGGTTCCATGTTGATCCTGCAAAAGTTTCAAGCATCATTGTAAACGAATCAGAAGGCAAAAAACCAGAACAATACATAGTAAAAGACATAAACTTAAACTTTGTAGACAAAGTAGCAACTACTCCTTATACTACTAATGGAAATGTCACAGGCGGCGGAGACGGATATCTAACAGGCGGCGTAAGAGGCATGGTAGGAAATACGCAAACACAAAGCAGTTCATCTAGATTCGGAATAGATAAAAATAAAGAAATAGCAGTAAGTGCCGAACATATGGTACATTTAAGTCTTAGCGAAGGCTTAGACAATAATGCACCGTTTGGTAATTCTTTGCTAGAATCTATTTTTAAAGTATACAAACAAAAAGAATTATTAGAAGATGCTATCATTATATATAGAACACAAAGAGCTCCTGAGCGTAGAGTGTTTTATGTAGATGTTGGTAACATGCCATCACACCTAGCAATGCAGTTCGTAGAACGTGTAAAAACAGAGATCCATCAGAGACGTATTCCGTCAAAAACTGGTGGAGGCACATCAGTGATCGATAGTGCTTACAATCCTCTATCAACAAACGAAGATTATTTCTTTCCGCAAACAGCTGAAGGAAGAGGATCTAAAGTTGAAACTCTACCAGGTGGAACTAATTTAGGTGAAATAGATGATTTAAAATATTTTACAAATAAATTAGTCAGAGGTTTGCGTATTCCTAGCTCTTATTTGCCAGCGGCCGCACAGGATGAAGGACAAAGTCAATTTAACGATGGCAGAGTAGGTACTGCATACATACAAGAATTACGTTTTAATAAGTATTGCGAAAGATTACAAGGGCTATTGGTTGAAGTGTTTAATCAAGAGTTTAAACGTTACCTTTTAGAAAAAGGTGTAAACGTAGACCTAGCCATGTTTGACTTATTATTCCAACCACCACAAAACTTTGCAAGTTATAGACAAAGTGAATTAGATAACCAACGTATAGGAACCTTTGCACAGATACAAGCTATACCTTTTGTGTCTAATAGATATGCAATGAAAAGATTCTTAGGATTAACAGAAGCCGAGATTGCAGAAAATGAAAGACTGTGGAGAGAAGAAAATGATGAGAACTTAATCAAACCTCCAACGGATGCACAAGGTGAAATGAGAGGTGCTGGAATAAGCGGAGCAGGTATATCAGGTGATATGGCAGGTGCAACAGACGAAGCACCAGAAGGTGGAGAGCCAACAGTGGCTCCAGGTGGAGAAGCAGGAGGTGGAGAACCAGCCGCTGATGCAGGTGGTGAAGCTCCAGCAGAAGCCCCTCCGGCATAAATAACAGTATGATACTACGAGAATTATTTTATTTTGATAAACAAACCCTTGAACCAATCGAGGATAAATCATATGACGCTACTGATGATGAAAGCATCATGAAGCGTGATGATACTCGTAAGACTAGATTGACCCTACAACAAATTAATAAAGCCAGAAAAGCATCTGAAGTACACGCTGAAGAACAAGAAAAAGAATTACAGTTTGTGAGACAGATGTATGGCATATCAGCACAACCACAAGTATAAGGAAATTTACCAATGACGGTAGCTTTCGTTTTAGGCAACGGCGAAAGTCGACAGCCTATAGACTTGCACTCAATGAAAAAATATGGAAAAGTATATGCCTGTAATGCAGTGTATAGAACACATCAGCCTGATTATCTAGTAGCAGTAGACGTTAAAATGATATTAGAAATAAATCACAGCAAATGGCAAATGAATAATCCTGTATGGACTAACCCAAACAAAGCATATCATGGCTTTCACGGATTTAATTATTTTCAACCGAGCAAAGGTTGGAGTTCAGGACCTACAGCATTATGGCTAGCAAGTACGCACGGTCATGATACAATATACATATTAGGCTTTGATTTTCATGGTAAGTTAGACGGAAAAGGACAGCGGACAAAGGTAAATAATTTATACGCTGGAACACAGAACTATAAAAATACTAATGAGCCACCAACGTATTTTGGTAATTGGGAACGTCAAACAGCGTCAACATGTGAAGCACACGCAGGTGTTAGGTACATTAGAGTAGTGGCAGACGAAGACGATTTTATACCTAAACAGCTGAAAAAGGTTTCAAATATTTCGCATATCACCATGAGTGAATTCAAGCGATATTATGATTTTTAGGTTTACGTGCCAAAAAAGCCCGTTTTGGCACCATTTTCCATGTATTTTATAACAAAAGTGTAAATACTACTAGACAGCCTTACCAATATTTTTAACAGGAGAAAACTAATGGCAGATAAATCAAAACTAGAGCAAATGCTCGAAAAATTAGTCAATAACGATCGCGAAGGCGCTGATTCGTTATTTCATGAATTTGTAATTGAAAAATCACGTGGCATTTATGAAAAAATGCTAGAAGATGATTTAAAAGATCTTGAAGTAGATGAAGCTACTGATGAAGAAGTAGATGAAGGATCTCATGATAAAAAAGATGACAAAAAGTCTAAAAAAGACGATGAGGATATGAAAGAAGCTAACGACGAGGAAGTCGACGAAGCTTCAGACGATGAAGAAGTTAAAGAAGAGTCAGATGAAGAAGTAGACGAAGCTTCAGACGAAGACGTAGAAGAAGCAACTGACGAAAAAACAGATGAAAACTTCGATGAAATTACACCAGAAGCTGACCCAATGGGCGGCGATGCGGCAGATGACATGTTAGATGACATGGAAGATGACGGCGAAGATAAAGGTGATATGGATGGCGACGATGCGGAAGAAATTGAAGACCGTGTTGTTGATCTAGAAGATGCTCTTGATGATCTAAAAGATCAGTTTCAGAAAATGATGGCTGATAAAGAAGGTGGAGACGACGACATGGATGACATGGGTGACGACGATGCCGCTGATATGGATGATGAAGAGAAGGAAGATGAGGCTCTTGAGCCAACTTCCGAACTTGGCGAACTCCCAGTAGAAGAAATTGAGCCAGCTTATGAAGGCAAAAAATCCGAAGGGGAAGTGATGCGTGAGTATGTTAACAAGATTGCGATGCCAAAAGGCGAAGACAACAAGGCGAAAAGCCCTGTAGCCGGAGCTAATAACATGGGCGGAACAACAGCTAACATAGTTGCAGGCGGTGAAGGTGACACCAAAGGTTCAGCAATGACTCCTAAAGAAGACAATGCAGGAAACGTTAATGTACCAGGTGGCAAAGCTTCAAAGTCAATGTCAAACGCCAAAGGCCATGGCGCTGAGAAAAAAGGCGCAGGCGAATCAGGTACTGATAAAAAGAGTGTTATCGGTAGCTAATTGAGGACTGAGGATAGATGTTAAACTTAACTGAAACACTATCATTCGACCAAGCGAAGATGGTCGTGGAGCATACCGAGAATAGTGAAGGTGGGAAAGACCTTTACTTAAAAGGTATATGTATCCAAGGTGGTGTACGTAATGCTAACCAGAGAGTATATCCTGTAAACGAAATCGGTAGAGCTGTCAACACGCTCAACGATCAGATACAAGGCGGATATAGTGTACTTGGTGAGGTAGATCATCCCGAAGGTCTCAACATTAACCTGGACAGGGTTAGCCACATGATTACCGAAATGTGGATGGACGGTCCAAACGGTTACGGAAAACTTAAAGTAATTCCTACCCCGATGGGACAGCTGGTAAAAACAATGCTTGAAAGCGGAGTTAAACTAGGTGTTTCATCAAGGGGTTCTGGAAATGTTAAAGAAGATGGAAGCGGAGAGGTCAGCGAATTTGAAATTATCACTGTTGACTGTGTCGCTCAACCAAGTGCTCCGGGTGCCTATCCAACACCCATTTACGAGCATTTGATGAATACCAGAGGTGGTTATAAGGCTTACAGTATGGCTCGAGAACTAAACAATGACCAAAAGGCACAAAAATACTTGAAGGAATCGTTGGTAAACATTATCAACGGTCTCCAATAATTAGGAGAGAAAAAAAATGTTAGATGCACTGAAAACACTCTTTGAAAACAACGCTATTTCAGAGGAAATCAGAGCAGAAATCGAACAGGCTTGGAATGAAAGGGTTAAAGAAAACCGCCTACAAGCTACAGCAGAGCTTCGTGAAGAGTTCGCACAAAAGTACGAACATGATAAGAGTACGATGGTGGAAGCCATTGATAAAATGCTTGAAGAAAAACTTAACGAAGAAATCACTGAATTCGCAGACGACCGTCAAAAACTAGCAGAAGCAAGAGCCAAATATGCAGTAGCAATGCGTGAAAACGCAGATATACTAAAAACATTTGTGGTTGAACAGCTAGGCAAAGAAATTGGCGAGCTACACGAAGATCAGAAAGCTATGGCAGGTAAGTTCCAAAAACTTGAAGATTTTGTTGTTGATTCTTTATCCAAAGAAATTGCAGAGTTTTATGAAGATAAAAAGGACATTGCTGAAACAAAGGTACGTTTAGTACGTGAAGCAAAGTCACATCTAGCTAAAGTTAAAGGTCAATTCATCAAACAAGCGACAAAAATAGTAGCAGAAACAGTTGAGAAAGGTCTTAATAAAGAAATTACTCAGCTTAAAGAAGACATTGATGCGGCTCGCAAAAATGACTTTGGACGCAAAATATTTGAATCTTTTGCTTCTGAATATTCAAACAGCTATCTCAATGAGAAGTCAGAAACTGCAAAACTATTAAAGGTTGTAGAGTTGAAGGATAAGCAATTAGCTGAAGCTAAGGCTGAAGCGAACGATAAAGCCACATTAATTGAAAGCAAAGATGCTGAAATTAAAGCGGCTAACGATTCAGCTAAAAGAAAAGAAGTTATGCATGAACTACTTGCTCCTTTAAATAAGAAGCAAAAAGATATCATGACCGATTTGCTGGAATCTGTACAAACTGACAAATTGCAAAAACAATTTGACAAGTACATGCCGAGCGTAATAGCAGGAGACACACCAGCGAAGGAGACTAAGGCAACGTTAGTAGAAGGCACACAAGTAACAGGCAATAAGACAAACAATGACATAGATGCAAGTGCAACTGTAACATCTGATAATGTTATAGACATAAGAAGACTTGCAGGTATTAATTAAGGAGAAAAACATGTCAGAACTATTAGAAAGTCGCTGGCAGGATACTAAAACTGCACTTCTCGAAGGCTTAGACGGCAATAAAAAAGCAGTTATGGGCGTTACCTTAGAGAACACTCGTAAGTACTTGGCAGAGGCCGCTACAGCTGGGGCATCTAGTGCAGGAAACGTTGCCACACTTAATCGTGTGATCCTTCCAGTAATAAGAAGGGTTATGCCTACGGTTATCGCTAACGAATTAGTTGGTGTACAACCTATGACAGGCCCAGTGGGTCAAATCCACACACTTAGAGTTCGCTATGCAGATTCATTTGATGATGTAACTGCTGGTGAAGAAGCACTATCACCATTCAAGATTGGTGTAGGTTATTCAGGTGGCGGTTCAACCGACAAAGCTGATACTACGTCTGCTCTTGAAGGTCAAGCTGGTAAGCGTTTAAGCATCCAGATCTTAAAGCAAACAGTCGAAGCAAAAACCAGAAAGCTATCAGCTAGATGGACTTTTGAAGCGGCTCAAGATGCACAAGCTCAACAGGGCATTGACATCGAAGCTGAGATCATGGCGGCATTGGCGCAAGAAATTACCGCTGAAATCGACCAAGAGATCCTAGCATCTCTACGTACTTTAGCAGGCACAGCCGCTGAAGCTTACGATCAATCAGGTGTAAGTGGTACAGCAACATTTGTTGGTGACGAACATGCGGCATTGGCTGTAATGATCAACAAAGTTGCTAACAACATCGCGGCTAGAACAAGACGTGGTGCTGGTAACTACGCAGTGGTATCACCATTTGCGTTAACAATCTTACAAAGTGCAACAACTTCAGCGTTCGCAAGAACAACTGAAGGAACTTTTGAAGCTCCAACTAACACTAAAATGGTTGGAACTCTTAACGGTTCAATGAAAGTGTATGTTGATGCTTACGCAGGCGACAGCACAGATGTACTTGTTGGATACAAAGGCTCAAGCGAGTCTGATGCACCGGCATTCTACGCACCATACATTCCATTAATGTCAAGTGGTGTTGTTCTAGATCCAAGCACATTCGAACCAGTTGTATCATTTATGACTAGGTACGGATATGTTGAGCTATCAAACGTAGCTTCTTCACTTGGTAATGCGGCTGACTACTTAGGCAAAGTATCTATTGCCAACGTAACATTCAGCTAATACTAGTTTAAATACGTTAAAAAGGGCGGCTTTTGTCGCCCTTTTTTTATGACCTTACTAAATATTTGTACGTTCATCCCACTCGGGACGGAAGTAGCATACAAGCGAAGGAACGCATTGTAAAACGTTCATCTCCAAAGTACAGGAGACGGAAGTAGGCAATAGCTGAAGGAACGCACTCAACTTTAAAAGGGAGAGTGACAATGAACTACAGAGACTTTGAAATGGCTCGCAAGAAAGAACGCACCAAAAGATCACATTTGGCTATCATTATAAAAATGATTAAAGAACGTCAATCGCGTCCTAGAGCGACAAAGAACATTTTTAGTGATGATCCAAGATTACAGAAGATCTAACATTTTGGTAAAGAAAGTTTAAAAAAACAGTTGACAAATAGCTTTTTATTTGTTATATTGTATACATAAGCAACAAAAGAGTAATTAACTTTTGTTTTATAGTGCTAGGAAGAGGCGTTTACCAGAGCGTCGAACTAGGCTAATTAGGGGTGGTACCCAGGCTTGGTAGTAGAAATACGCTGAGTCACATCGCTCTACCGAGCGGAATTAGGCTCCCTGGATTTGAGAATGGCATCTCGGTCGAGGGGTTGGAGGTATAACCGAGTCCTCCCTATAATTGCTTATTTCGTTAAAGGTGTACAAGGAAACTTGTATGCCTTTTTCCTTTTGTGATAAATACTTGTGTCAGATAGCGAGTCGCAAGGCGGACTTATGCTGTAACCCACAGCGTAGCGGATAGAACCCGCATCGGACTTCTAAATAGGAGAAAACAAATGGGAAGACCACTTAACAAAAGACTTTTTGGAGTAGCAGGCACAGGTCCTACAGCTTCAGGAACAGAAATCAAAGTACTATTTCATA